CGCTATCGAAACTGCCTTCGCCAATTCTATCAAGTTGGTTATGGATGCTGGCGGCACTGGCGACTTTAGCGTCGGTGAGGAGATCGTTGGGGACCTTTATCGCGCCGCAGCGACTTCAACGATTGATTCGGGGGCGGTAAACGCAATCACAATTACAGATGGTGGAGAATATTACAATTCTGCATTGCCACCTACAGTTACTTTCTCTGCTGCTCCAGAAGGAGGAACAACTGCCACAGGAACTGCTGTCGTATCTTCTGCAGGCATTGTAACTGGTATAACTATTACAGAGGCAGGTTCTGGTTATACTACAGCACCTACGGTTACTATTGACTATTCACCTAAAGACTCCAGAGCAGAAGTTAAGTCCTGGAATAGTTCTACAAGAGAACTCCAAGTCATCAACCGTACAGGAACCTTCAATACTGCCGAAACAGTGAAGGGTCTCACATCTGGTGCTCTTTGGTCTCCTGAGTCGTACAACACACTAAATAATACCAACACATCTAGTACAGTTGTCGATCAGAACTATACTTATGAAACCGAGGATGACGACATTCTCGACTTTACAGAGGTTAATCCTTTCGGCACAATTGGATCTACTAACGACACTGCAATCTGACTATGTTAGGAACTTATTCATATCACGAGATTTTTAGAAAGACGGTTGTTGCTTTCGGAACTCTGTTCAATAATATTGAACTAAGAAGAGGGGACGAGGTAATGAAAGTTCCCTTGGCGTATGGACCAAAGCAAAAATTTCTTGCTCGTCTAGAAGGAAATTCTGATCCTACGAACAAGAGAGTATCAATTACTCTACCTAGAATTTCTTTTGAAATCAACAATATTTCATATGACACTCAGAGAAAATTATCTCCAACTCAAAAAGTAACTATTGCTAGCACCAGCACAGCAAATAAAAATGTGTTTATGCCTGTCCCATATAATTTGGGATTTGAGTTAGCGATTATTTCAAAGAATCAAGAAGATGGATTACAGATCATCGAACAGATTCTGCCATTTTTTCAACCTCATTATAATTTATCAGTTAAACTTCTTCCTGATATGAATGAGGTTAAGGATGTTCCTGTTGTATTAAACGACATTCAATATGAAGATGATTATATTGGGGATTTTTCTCAAAGAAGAGCGATCATTTACACATTAACCTTTACAGTAAAGACCTATCTTTATGGTCCTGTTACCGAGGGCAAGATCATCAAAAAGGTTATTACCGACATGTATGCTTCTACAGATACGGTCAATGCACCAAGACAAATGCGTTACATTGTCGAACCCGATCCGCTCACAGCAGATGCAGATGATGACTTTGGATTTAGTGAGATGACTTCAGAGTTTGTTGACAATAAGAAACGCAACCCAGTAACTGGAGAAGATGAGGAGATCACATGAGTGCATTTGATGGATTGAACGAAGCTTTTGGAGCAGAACCTTCTGAACTCCAAAAGCATGTTGAAAAAGTGAAACCAGAATTAAAAAAATCTGAAACTGCCGATGTAAAGCAGGATTATGAGACAACTCGTGCTCAACTACATAACCTAGTTATGAAAGGGCAGGAAGCAGTTGATGGAATACTTGATGTGGCACGAGCGTCAGATCATCCTCGTGCTTATGAAGTTGCAGGTCAACTTATTAAAAATGTAGCAGATACTGCCGACAAACTCATTGACTTGCAAAAGAAAATGAAGGACTTAGATGCAGAAGAAAAGAAATCTGGTCCGTCTACTGTTAATAACACAATGTTTGTTGGATCTACAGCGGAACTACAGAAGATGCTAAAGAAGCAAAAGGAGATAAATAATACTGATTCAAACTAACCCGATACAACATGACAGTCATTAGAGTTTTAAGCACCAACGAGATTGCTGGTGGTGCTACCGAATATCAGACAGTGCAGACTGGATACTATCGTGTCATTGCTCTTTCTGCAGACTCAAGCGTTTCTTTCAACGATGGTCCTGCTGCAGTAGTAGTTCATGACGAAGCACTTCTTATCAAGTCTGGTGCTAAAGTTGGTCAAGCAAGAATTGTAAAAGCAACCGATTCTGCAACTGCAGTTTATACTCTGGGTCATAACCTGGGTGAAGTTGCTGACACTCATCCGTTCTCTACTGGCGATTTTATCGCTGTCGAAGATGACTCAACCTCCCCTGCTATTGGCAGTGAATTTTTATCTGCTGGCACCGCTGGTAAGAAAATCACAGCAGCAACTGGTACTACAATTACAACTGATGTGGACTCTTCAGCTGCTTCTGCTGATTACACTTATGCTTACAGTGGACCCCAAGCAGTTGTAAAGAGAGCAGTAAAAATTACTGCTGGTACTGGTGCAATCACAGTCGAAGAAATCGAAATTGTAGGTTGATATGGCAAAGCGACGTAAAAGAGAAACCGTCGTTGGTCCAAAAGGGTTCGGCACTGAGATTGCCGGACCCGTGAATAAGACTGCCGAAAGGTATGTCAAAGGGATGAAAAAAGGATATAAACGATGGCAAAAGTTGTATGGTAATCGTGCTAAGTCTGTAATGTATGCCACTGCAAATAAGATGGCAACAAAAGAACAATTAAAGATGGGTCCTACATACAAACAACTCATGGAGTTGTGGGGAAATGAAAAACTTCGATGATATTTTTTCTAGAGTCGATCCTGAAGATCTCCCCATTCCAGAGCATCCTTCAGTATCTAGAAGAAAAATTAAACGAGGTATTAGTCAACTACAATCAACTTCAAGAGATTGCAAAAAGATGTTAAATAGTATAAGACAATCCATAGAAAAAAATGTCTGAAGAAAGATATTGCCGGTTGTGCAAAAAAAGAGAAACTAAAAAGCAATGCGGTTATGGACCGTCTATGTGGGAGAAGTATACTGTAAAGGATGCTTCTAAAAAAGAAATGAAAGATGCTGCAAAACATTCAGGCATCATTGACGAGATGATTGGTCGTGCAATGATTAGAGTTTTGACTGAAAGAGGTTATTATATCTTAGAAAAAAAGAGTAGCATTCCTAGCGGAGCACTTAGCGGTCCTTCAAAACCTGCTGGAGGTCAGTTACCAGCACAGATGACAAAGAAAGATTTTAAGTCAGGATTGCAAAGTGCTTTGAGTGGAAGTGGTGGCATGGGAGGATATAAACTTCCTGGTTCTAGTATGGGTCCTTATCCTGCAGGTGCAATGCCTAGGGGTCGTCCTGGACAATACGGTCCTCCCGGATCACCAGGAACATACACTATGCCGTCTAGTATCAAAATGGCAAAATTCCGATCTAAAATGACTGGAGGTTTGGGTGGTAGTGACTCTGGAGGCAAGGGTTACATTAAGAGAGCGGCAGCTGCAAGTGGAGTTAAACTTGTAAGCAAAAAGCAAGCTAAGAATTACAATAAGAGTTTAAAATCTAGTTACGAACCTGAGGGCAATCTTCTTGACGAAAAAGCAGCAGCCTGGACAAGAAAGGCAGGAAAAAATAAAGAAGGAGGACTCAACGAAAAAGGACGGAAGTCTTACGAAAGAGAAAATCCTGGATCTGACCTTAAGGCACCAAGCAAGAAGGTTGGAAATCCCAGAAGGGCATCCTTCTGCGCTCGAATGAAGGGTATGAAAGCAAAGCGTACATCTAGTAAGACTGCTAGAGACCCTGATAGCAGGATCAATAAGTCGCTTCGTGCTTGGAATTGTTGAGGAAAGATTAATTTATACAGGATTCCTTAACATATATACAAACTGTAACACATCGTAGCTGACAAATCAGGTAAATAGTCTTATAATCTCTGTATCAGCGTGATACTCGTATGGTCTCATTTTACTTGACTGCTACTATCCTCCTCTGTTTCATAGCATATATCGGAATCGAGGATTCGATGCGTTTAGTCAAGTTTGTTGAGATCGATATCCGTTGGCACTGGGTTGTTTTCCGAGCTTACTTCCTAAGAAGAAAGTTGGAAAAAGAACTCGGAATTGAACCAACTACCTTTAAGGAGCACTATCAGACCTATGGAAAGCGATAGAGAACTCTCAGACCTAAAACTTGAGAGAAGGGAGTGTAAGAAGTGTGGAGCGATCTGGATAAATGGACAACATATCTGGTCTGGGACCGGAGCAAAAGGAAACGAACTGGATTTGGCAGGTTTGGTTTGCAATAAGTTAGGGAACGCTGACTGTATCAACCCATGTAAAGGAAAAGATGGGGGTGTAACATGGGATGATCGCCTAGATATGTTAGACAAAGAGTTTCCTCAAAATGGAGAGCGTAAACTGCCTGGTACTTAATTGGACTATTGCCATACTCGACTTCTTATATAAGGGTCGGGACTATCAAAGATTTTGGGTGCTTGAGGAGATTGCTCGGGCACCCTATTTTGCGTTTCTGAGTGTGTTACATTTCAGAGAAAGCATGGGACTTCGTGGTCCTGAGCATATAGATCTCATGATCCAACACTTCGAGCAATCAATCAATGAAACATCACATCTGGAATATATGGAAAGCAGGGGCGGTAATGCTTATTTTATCGATCGCTTT